TTTCGGCATCGCCGGTAGGGTCGTGATCTTCATTACGGGTATACTTGTCTTGGTGAACGCTACGATGAAAATCGTATCGAACCTCATTGACAGGCTCCCGTGGAGAAGATAATATGGCAACTACTGGTGAAACAGTATGGGCTAGCTTAATTGCTAGTCAGAAAGTCACCCCGGACCAGACTGCAGAAGTTAAAGAATGCTACCTCGTGTTCTCCTTTGGGAAATGGATTCACTTCAGCACAAAGAAAGTCAAGCTTTCTGACTTTCGATTGACTGATCATGAGTTTGTTCTCCCTAGTAGAATACGGGCTGTAGTGTATCTTCATTTTCTGCAGCGTGTACGGGGCGGCCGTATGACTCAGTCCCTTAAATTTCGGCTCGTGTGGCCATACTTTTGGAAAGCGGGGTCTCATTTGACTTCGCAGTCCACTTGTGTGTTTCCTGCACGAGCCTTAATTCAGCTAAGAGACATAGCTGCGCCTGATCGGTTTAGCCCTTATGCGAAATACAGCAAGTTTTTTCTTGCTGGGTATCGTGGGGTTGCACCTCCAGGTGGAGTAGTTCTGAGACCAACGAAGTTGTTCAACTTGTCGTTGACAACTCCGATCCTTGTACCGCGTAAAACTAAGTTGGCGGTACGAGTCGTGAAGGTACGGACGCCTTATCCTAGGAAGCTTCTCCTCGCCCGAGCCAACCCCGAGATTAAGACAAAACTCCTGACTAACGCAGTGGAAGCCTTTGGTCAGCCCTACTCAGAAGTAGGGCAAGCCTATGAGGTTTATCGCAGAGCGTGGACAGGAACTGTCACTCCCGGGTTTGGCGGCTTGAAGAAAGCTCAGTTACCGGTTAATCCGCATACTGTTGACCTAGCTAAGACGACATGGACACCAGGATACGATCTGCGTAGAACTTACGCGAATCCCCTAACCACGTATACAAATGCGTGGGGTGCCTATCTGTATCCTTTCACGAGATCGCCGGTTACCCAGCTTGATCCTTTCTGGGTAGACGTTGAGAATGCCGCTATTTCTAAGCTGAACGCTGCCGCAAATGCCGGAATTCAGGCAAATGTGGCCCTGACTATGGCTGAGTATAGACAGTTTGGTTCGATGGTCGCCAGTACGGCGAGTCGTCTGACCAAATCTATCCTTGCGCTTAAGAAAGGGCAATTTACTAAAGCAGCGGATGCTTTGTTTGACGGAAGCTTCAAGATGCAAGGGACCACATCTCGTGGTTTCGCCATTAAGCCGGGTAACCCTACCAAGTCGAAGTCTCTTGCCAGAAATTGGCTGGAGCTCCAATATGGGTGGAAACCGTTACTTAATGACGCACGTGAAGCCGCTCGGTCTCTTATCGCTTATGCGGAAGATGCCAAGCAATCTCAATCGGTGATCGGAAGCGCGACGCGGAGTCGAGTATTCAAGACCGGAATAAAAGGCCCTGTTCCCACTGCGGCAAGCATTGGCCAAGAAATTGGCACAGTGATGCTGCGGTGTAAGTTCGGGATTACCTTCAAGACCGACTTGAACAACTTTTCCCTGCTATCGCGCCTCGGCTTTACAAATCCCATTAACCTTGTATGGGAACTTCTTCCGTACAGCTTCGTCGTTGACTGGTTTCTCCCCCTCGGACCGTACTTTGAGAGCATGTCTGCTCCTCATTCAGTATTGTTCGAGAAGGGTTATAAAACCAGGTTCGGGAAGCAGTACCTTGCGCTCGACGTGTCCCACAATGGCCCCATGCCCGGTGCGCTGGCTTCTGAGTTGCGATCTTTTGCCGCGAGGACTCAATTATCGGTTACGCTTAATCGTTCCATCCTTCTTGGGTGGCCGACTGCGCGTTTTCCGAGATTGAAAAATCCCTTGAGCGAGATCCACATCCTCAATGCCTTAGCACTGATGCGTGTGGCCTTTAAGTGAGATAAAAGGTCGTCGGGTTTTCCTTTTAAGGAGTTAACCATGTCGGCTATTGCCGCCATCAAACTGTCTTCACTGCTTAGCCCAACCGAGAGTACAACCTCGGCGACTATCGGTGTTGACAAGACGTTTGACCCCGAGGGTCCTCTGGTCCCCGGTGTTTACCGTTGGGTAGATCGAGCAATCGACGCCACCTGGAATCCTCTAGGTGTCGCCCTGCTCTACCCCGCGATTACTCTGTCGGTTCGGCGGCCTACCAAGGCTTCCCGGATCTACAGGATCGTCGCGAAACTGTTCCTCCCTACTGCCGACGTCACTTCGCCGTCAACGGCTTCGGGCATTCAGCCCGCGCCGTCGATTGCGTACGTCTTAGCAGTTGTCATGGAGTTCATGGTGCCGGAAAGGTCTTCGATTGCTGAGCGGGCTCGCCTGTTCAGCTATGCGCGGTCCCTTTTCGCTACCACCATCCAAGCGTCCGACGCTGCG